GGCCCGGCAGGGCCGCCGTCGCCCGACACCTGGCTTCCACCGCCGCCGGAGCCCGGCGTAAGGCCGGCGGCCGAGGAGATACGGGAAGCGCGCTCCTGTTCCTTTGGATCGCCGGCGGAGAGCTGGACATATTGCGCCATCGTTTCAGGCGGCGGCAGGGTGTGGTTTTGCAGCGAGCGTTCGATCGAGCCGCCGAGGTCGTTTGCCGTTTTGGCCCGCACACCCGGATCAGAGGCTACAGACGCGGTGTACGGCGCCGCTGCCATAGGATTGGCCGCGACGTGCTCTGGCGTGAATGGCTGACCGCTGACGGACGCCTGCGCGCCGCCTCCTGCGAGGTTGCCTTTTGCATAATTCGCCCAGCGCGCCGCGCCATTGTTCACCGCCGGGGCCTCGTACTTGCCGGTGAAGGCCGATGTTAGAGCGGCTGGGGACGCCGTGGACGTGATCGGCAACCCGTACTGGCGAGCTTCCTTGTCGACATATTCAAGCTGGGTATTGAATGAACTCGGGTCCTTACCATTTGCTGTTGCCCAACTCTTGAGAGCCATCGCGCGAGGTGTATTCCAGTTGGCGATCCCAGAGGCCGCCTCCGCCGCATGCACCCCTCCAAGCCTATCCCAAGATGTGCCGGACGGGCCAAATCCTCCCTCGCCCTGGTACGCTCCCGTATTAAGCGTCCGCCCGCTTTCGCCAGATAGAGTTGCCACCATGGCGTGAGAAGCATTCGCCGACCATCCCTTGCCGACAAAATAATTATAGGCGGCGGCTTGCCTCGTCGGACCGCCGATCGGCGCAGCCGGAGCAGGTTGTCCTTCTGCCAAAGCCGTCCCGCTCTGCGACGGCGTAAGACCTGCCTTTATGGGATTTACAGCGGTCGCTGGCACATGACCGGCGATGATCGCCACAGTCGCAGGATCGCCTGTCATTATCGCGTGGTTCGACAATGCGCCATAGGATGGAGGGCTAACCGGAGCGCCAGAATTGGCCATCTTGATGGTGTGATCTGTCGCCTGCCGGTTCGCTTGGATCGAGTCAGCGTTGAGACCATCGATATAAGCGACGCGCGAGCTGGCTTGCTGGGTTATCGTCGCGCGGTCCTGGTTGCTCAAGTTCGGGATAGCGTTGACGCCATCAGTCGCGGCTTTGATTGCCGCCGTTTTGCCGCCTTGCTGATAGGCGTTATCGACCAGGCTCGACACATGGTCGCCGAGAAATCCATTTAGCTTCTGAGCGAGCTGGTTGTCGGCATCTACCTTGCTAAGACCAGAGGCCGGGTTGGCGGCGAGCGCCGCATAGCGATCCTGTAGCCTATCTTGTAGATTGTCGTATTGCGGCGAATTGATCTTACCGTTTCTTGCCAACGTGCTCATGTCAGCCGAGACGGAATCAATGTCAGTTTGGACGGCATGCCCGGAAGCAATCATATTCGCCGAGGTTTGCTTCGCCAGCAAATCGCGGTAGTGCTCGTCGCCTACTTTTATCGCGTAAAGTTTGGCTGCCGTGCCGTATTGCTGGCCTAAGGCGTCGTAATTGCGACCTTGAACAAATCCGCCCCAGGCTTGCTTAAAGCCTTCTGGGCTTCCCTCATTATCGAGACGGATTTTCTGCGCAGCATCAGCAACAGTAATAGATTCCGATGATGCATGTCCGGCGGCATATGACTTGCTGACCGCGGCGGCAGGGTCGCCGCCGAACAGGCCGCCTAGCGAAGGAATGACGCTTTGGCCGCCACTCTGATCGCGCGTAACCTGAGAGGCTGGCGGGCTGCCAACGGAGCTGGCCGCTGGGGCGTCGCTGCCAGCAAGGCCGGCTTGCGCCCCGGCCGCGTAATCGGCGCCTGATTGCTGCTCCTTGACGCCCTTCGCCATGCTATCGATGAGAGGCGAGAACCCCTCGGAGATGCCGTTGGCCAGAGCGGTCAGCGCCTGCGTGCGCGACATCATAGCCTTTGCGACCATGTCGCCCGTAACGCCAGGCCGAACCTCTTCCAGAGTTACATTGCCAAGCCGCTCGTACCCCGCCGCGATGTTTTCTTTGTCTGAGGTCCCTACGACCGGACCGCTATCGAGGGGAGACTGCGCCATATTAAATAAACTTCCCTAGTAAGCCGCCTATCCCGCCAATCAGCGCGCCAGCGACGCCAAGACCCTCATTGTCACGTGCCGTCTGCGCAGCCTTGGTGTAGAATTGAGAGGCTTGTAAATCCTGAAACGCCTGATTTTGGATATTGCCGACCGTCCTGGTGATGTCTTGATTGCCAAGGCCGATCGTCGCGTTCTCGATCGCCGTTCCGGAAGGGGAGGCCATCTCGACTCCGCTAGCCGCGCGCACCGCGTTGATGTTCCCCAAAGTCTCCGTCAAATGCTGGGTCATGGCGGTGTCGGTCTGGTTGGCCTTGATCAGACCTTCCCAATACTTGTCCATCGAGTTTTTGGCGTTCTGTTCGTCGCCCGCCGCCGTGGCCTCGCCCTGCCCGATTGCGCTGATAGCGCCGCCGATCCCGCCCAATTCAGGGTTCCACCTTGGGTCTTGGGCAAGCTGCCAGGAGGTTTTCACTTTGGCTACACCGTCACTTCGAGTGTGAATTCAACTAGGGTCAAAGGCCCAGGAGCATCCTTGATAAGCTGTATGGAAGGATCGAACGAACGCCCCAGAGGGCGCGTCCGGTAGGTGTTTGTTTTTAAGTTCGGCTGTGCGAACGGATTATCGCCAAAATCAAACGGCGGTATCGACCTACCGCCAAAAACGAACCCGTTTGAATCGATGACGCTGGCCGCGGCCCTGGTGATCTTGCGGCGCCTCTGTCTCTGGTCCTGCGCCTGGCCTAGCGGCGCTTCTGGCATGAACGGGGAATATATCGACGTAAACGGCTGACCACCGACAAGCGTGGGGCTAGAAAAATCATCGTCTGGGTTCTTGATAAGGAAGCCATTCACATCCACGCTTCGCAAGCCGTAGTCGATCGCCCCGTCCATGACCCGCACTTGACCATTCGCAAAAACAGCGAATTGTCCAATACCGGGGCGCACCATGCTAACCGGAGGTGAATTCACCAGCACTGAATGATCAAGGTAAGCGGAAGGGTCCACAAACTCCACGATGAATGCGCCGCCGTAGTTTGTATTGAAAATAACATCCAGAAAGCCCTGCGATAGCCAGACGACGTCCCCAACGCCAGTCCATGGTACCCACCCAACAAAAGTCTTATCGTCCTGCACCCGGCCGACCACAACGGACCCGTCCGAGTTTAAAACGTAGATGTATCGCTCTGGGAAACCCTCGTCGCCGCGCCCTACCGCGATTGTGACTGGCTTATTTATGAGCTGCGAATGGTTGATCGTTAAATCCTGCTCTGTATACGGAGTCGTGAAATTCCCGGTTCGGATAATCGCGGAAATCCGATCGCCAGATGCCGATACGAAAATCAAGGCGTCTCTAGTAACTGCAGGTTTTATCTCAGAGGATGTTGCATCTGAAATCGAGGCGAAGCGAACTGTTCCAGGTTGAAGCGCCTGGCCGCCTGTGGAAACTGGTACGTAGTAGACGCCCTTGTCGGTTAACATGAATTCGTCGCCGTTCCACTCGGCAACATTGCGAATACGCGGCGACCCTTCGATGAATTCGAGCATAGCGCTGTCTGCGGATGCGCCTGCGGCAGGATTGGAGATCGCCGCCGCACTATCAACCCAGAACACGTCATAATTCCCCGGAGAGCTCCAGAGGATAGCGTTCGGTCTCAGCGGGAAATCACAGAAACCAAGCCGCTGATGGGCAAAGAAGCACGCCCGCGGCCAGTTCGTTGAGTTCATAAATTCTTGCTGCCAGGTAAGTATCGAGAGCGGGCTCGGTGAAATGCCGCTCGCCGCGCCACCGATAATCTGCAAGCTGGCCCATGCGGAGACAAGAAAATCGCCGTTTACAACAGCCGGGCTCTGATTGTTGAGGACGGTCCCAAAGACCGACAGGAAGCCGCCAGGCGCAGGTCCGTAACCGGCAACTTCCACGATCATCTTTGATAATGAAGTCTCGGCAATCGTCCCGATCGGGAACATCTGGCTTATTTGCGGCGAGTACCCAGGATTGACGCCAAACCCGAAGCCGGTAGCCAGGCTCGACGAAATGACGGTGCCGAATCCCGTTCCAACATAGGCGTTATCGAGGCGCCCCGTTCCGGTGAAGCGCACCTGATATCCGGCCAAGGAATAGATTTGGCCAACCTGCAAATTGCTGAATATCCCGGCGGACGCGGTCAGGCTGATATTGCCGAACAACGCGCTGGGAAAAATCGTGACGCCGCGATTAGAAAGCCGGAAGAATGGCTCATTGATCTGCGGCCCGATCTGCGCAAAGGAGAATGGCACGAACGAGAAAGCGTTAGACGGGAGGGACGCGTTCCACAGCGCTAACTGTGGCTTCATCCCAGGGAAGCAAATCACGATCCTATCTTCGGTCGTGCACCAATTTATCTGATCGACTGTAGCGTCCGTCCAAATATATGCTGCGGATGCAAACTGAGTGACGACGTTCCCGGCAAGGTCAAAGATCACGATCGCGCCGGCTGGGAAGGAGATGATGAGCTCCTGCGCCGGTGACATCCGGAATCGCTCGGCCCGCCTGGAGTTTGGGAAATTAACCGCTGTCCTTCCAGGGCGCACCTCGATCGTTCCGGTATTCCGCTGGCGCCAGTTCGACATGGTGCGAGCGCCGGTCTTCGGCACCTTCACGTCCTCGCGCCGGTTCGCGTCTTGATCGACCTGGCCGCCACCAAAGTCTGTCTGGGCGAAAACAAGCCTCTCAGCCATCAAAACCACCCTCCAACACGGCGCACCCGGCGCTTCTCGAGGAACCCCGATCGGAAGGGCACTCGTCGCGGCATTTCGGAATCAGCCTTCGAGCGCGCCTCGCTGATTTCCTCTGCCGCCAGCTTTTTCGTCGTTATCGCCGCCTTATCGTCTTCGTTCAGACCCTGATAGAGGAGCGATTCAACTTCACGTGTGAGTGTTTCATGGATGCCCGGCGTTACGTCTAGAATTACGCCCGCGTGCTGCGTTGGATCGATTAGGTAGAGGGCCGTGACGCCGTTTGGGGCATAGCAATGGATTTGGTCGCCAATTATTTTGTAGTCTAGCGGAGGTGGCATAGCCGCGCCGCCGTCCGCTCTAAACCCAGAAAGCGGCTGAACCATCAGCGCAAGATCGGTGCGCCATACGTTTTCGAGGTGCAAACAATCCGCGGGCTTCTGGAAAATGTCGGCGTACCCAGGATAGGTCGATGCCCCGAGCCTGGTAAGCTGGATGGTCGCGGTCTGGAAAGTCCAGTTGTGCTTGTAGAGCACCTGGAGCAGCATGCGATCATAGGCGGTCGAAGCCGCGATCCACTTATCCGAGCCGTCGTCCGTCGTGACTGGCTCATTGCCCGTGGCGATCAGGGCATTGTTGATGAGCGTTAGCTTGTCGAGCAACATGTCAGCGCCCCATTAAAAAACCCGCCCGTTTTGCCGGGCGGGCTATCCCTTTAGAGCCTATGAACGTTCAAATCATTTGTGGGCGGGCTTTGCCGGCGCCGGCATCGCCGGCAACTCAGTGAGCGGCTCTTTCTTTTCAACAGGCGCATGTTGCTGCCCGACCGAGGTCTTGTCGATCACTTCCACGCCGGGGCCCGGCACATCGAGCGTCCAGACATCAGGGGCGTGCTTTTCCGCCGCCGTGTAGTCCATTAGGAACATCTCGTGTTTTTCAATCTTCCCATCAGGCCTTGTGTAAAATGCTGTTACTTTTTCAGGGACAGCCACCACGCCAAACGGTGTCGTGTGAGGCTGGCGCGCCCACGCTTCCAGCGCATCAAGGCGGGTCTCTGGAGTCCCGGCAGTGACTGAAACTTTTTCCACTTTCGTCATTTTCGCCCTCATTCCCAGCCGCGGTAGCAGCCGTTCTTGATCGTGTTGCCGATGAAGCCCGGACCATCGAACACCGTGCCGGATTGTGCCGACATCGCCCACTTGGCTTTGTCTGCGGTTTTCAGCCCCTCAGCCCAATCTTGTTTATCTATAATGGAACGGATGCATGAAGTTCCGTCCCCAAAATACGCCGTAAAGGAGCCGTTCGGCTTGTTCGCCGGAAGTGTCGACCCGCCCGCCATATTAAGGAACTCCTGCCGCGCCAGTGCGAATCTTCCGCTTGACTTGGTTCATCGTCAGAGCGGCATCCATCACCGGTGGGCCGCTGGACTTCAAGGATTGCGGCGTCGGGAAAACAGGATAGTTGCGCTTGTCGATGACCTTCGGCGCGGTAGGCCCCACAGGCATCTTGTAGTCTTCGACAAGCGCCCAATCATCGGGATGCGCCGCAGCCGCCTCCTCGTAGTCGATCATGTGCATATCATACAGATCGATCGAGCCGTCCTTACAGCCGAGGTAGTAGACCTCAATACGCCCTACCGGGGTTTTTACGAATTTCACTGGCTCCATGGCCATCTACTCGCGAATGCGGTGAAGGTAATCGACTTGGCGGTGCCGGCCAACGTGATGTTCAGGTACAGATATTCGTATGCAACGTCGTTCTGAATCATGTCGGCGAAGATAATGAACCGGCCCGGAACGGTGGTCGAGCCAGCGCCAGTTCCTGCCGATCCGGTCGAGCCGTTCGGGATCAGCGTAAAGTTGCCGAGTTTGAGGCCACCGAGGTGGACTGGCGCCGATCCGTCAGAGTTGTTCGAACCCATGAGGTCGAGATGATAGGTATCATCGACGTTCGCCGTGATAATAGCACTCACGTCGATGACGACAGCAACCTTCATCCGGCCAAGTTCTCCGACGATGCCGAGGTCTGTACGGGGCAAAGCGGCGCCGAGGTCAAGGATTTTAGAGGCGCCGCCGACCTGCCCTTTTTGGTTGTTCGTGGTGGATGCAAGCGCGCCATCGGCGAGCTGCATAAATTTGTCAAAAGCGTATGTGTCCATTTCCATCTTACTCCGTTAATAGGTCAATAGACTTCCATGGCGCACACAACCCCAGAGCCGACCCCGTATACGGCGCCCTCAAATTGGATAACAGTAGGCTGCGGCATAGGAGTTGTCGTTCCGCTCGTCCATGGGGTTATAGGGAATCCTGTATATGTCGTAACTGCGGAGTCTCCAATATAGGAGAAGCCCCCATTCTGCTGGCACGCTACTAGGGATACAAATTGCCTTCCTGATCTCGCGGCGACAATCTGGGCAGCCGTTCCTGTGAGTTCGACTTGCGTTTCGGCAATGTTCGCTGGCTTGGCGCTCGCCAAGCCACCCCATAATGCCGCAACAATAAACACCGCCGCAAACAAGCCCCTCATCTAACTGTTCCCCGTCCCGTCATCAGGCAACGATCGCCAATTGGGAAATACCCGCAAGCCGCATAAAGCAGAAATAGTCATTGTCCACGAGACCGACATCCCAGTGGAAGTGCGTGTTGTAGGTGATGCCGTCCTGCAAGAGGCCGTAGTCGCGGACTTCCATAGGCGCGTTCTGAATGCCGCAAAGGCGATTTTCGCCTAACGCTACAACATAGATCGACGCAGACGTCGCGGCGCCCCCGCCTGGGTTCACCTCGGTGAATGGAAGGATCGGGGGGTTGAGGGTTTTCTCGTAGCCGAACAGAAGCGGCAAGCCCTGATAAGTCATGAACTGGCCGCCGCCAGCGCCGCCGGCCGCATTGTAAGGGCCAAACGGAGTATCCGACTGCTTAATCACAAACCCGGAAACGGTTGTGTCTCGCGCCGCCCTGAGGAACCGATATTTCATACCCCACGGCACAATAATGTGCGTCGGGCTCTTGACGTTCTGAATCGCCAAATCGAGCATCGACAGCGATAGGGCTACTGGCGTTGATAAGCCGCCTGCATTGTCGAGCACCCGGCCCAACAGCGCCGAACGCTTCTGAAGGCCGTTGAACACCGTATTCTGCGACGTGTTGTCGCCCTTGATGAAATTGGTGATGAAGAGCTGACCGAGTTCGGCCATGCCGCTGATTTCTTCCCACGTGCGGCGACGATCACCGCCACGATCGACCATCGAACGGTCAACCGGGATGTCGTGGTCGATCAGGTAAGTCGCTTCCTGATAAGCAGCGACGACAGCCGAGCCACTCGTCGATGGCGCATTGATGGCACGGAAGGCCATATTCGCCGGGAGCGAGACTTGCCGGTAGCCGTTATAGGTGAACCCGGAAATATTCTGGAACGGAAGGACATCCATCACGTCCGATGATTTCGCAAATTCCTGGATGAGGGGCTGCACTTCCTCGGGAACCCCTTTGGCGTATTCGCCAATGGTCATTACAGGAGTCAGAATTGGAGAAGCCATTTACGTAATCCCCTCAATGGCGCGCGTTCTGCGCCCCTTCACGTTGCTGTTGGTGGTACCAGGTGCGCTTATCTACGTTGGAAAACTTATCCCAACCGGGCGGCTTGCCGTCGTTCGCTTCCGGCGTTTCGCGGCCGGACGAGGAAAGATTGCCGACGCCTTGGCTCGTGAGCGCTTTCTTCATTGCCTCAATGCCCTTCACAATTTCGGGCGTATAAAGCACGGCGCTCAGTTGCTTTGCGGTCGGATCGTCGAACGATGCCTTGAACCAGATGTCGAGCTCGCCGATGCGTGCCGCGGCGTTTTCGCCGAGCGCCTTATCGCGGGCGAGACGCCCTGTAACGGCAATGGATTGCTGTATCGCGTCCATTTGAAGCACAGCGCTGAATTGCTTCTGCGACATGCCAGTCTCGTTTGCGATCTTGCGAAGAATGGCGAGGCGAGGA